CGGGAGCCCCGGGCTGTCCCTGTATCGGGCTCTTGAAACCCTTTGTCGGGTCCGGGTTACCAGAGGCGAACGGATTGATTTGCGCGTGGTGCGACAGATTGCTCGCGATTTCAACCGTGCCGAGGAACGCTGCGATCGGCGCGGCAGCCAATTCTGCAGCGGCCGCGATGGTCGCGAATGCGCCAGCCGCGGATGGCGCGATCGACCCCAGGCCGGCCAAAAGCCCGCTAACGTCCGAAAGGTCACTCTTCAGGCTGTGGTAGCTGTCCTGGTATGTCTGAACAGTTTTGCCGACATCGTCGACCTTGCTGGCGGCGTCGGTTTGCCCAATGCTGCTCAGCGCCCCGGAAATATCGTTCAGCGCCCCGGCCGCGTCACCCTGCTTAATCCCGGTGATGGCGTCCTGCATGTGATGGAATCCGTCGGTGGCGGCCCCTACTCGGGTCGTGATGTCGTTGAGGATGTCTCCGGCCGCCGTGCCTTCGAGCGAGTCGTGGATCGCGCTGCCAACCTTCTGCCCGGCCCGCTTAGCGGCCTCCTGCATCAGGTCTTCAAGGGACCACCCGGCATCCTTGGCGGCATCCCGCACGGCGTCTTTGATGACCTTGCCGAGGCCGTCAACCTCGTCCTTAGCGGCCTTGGTTTCGATCTTCGGTTCAATCTTCGTCTTGGTGACTTCGTCGTTCGTTTTCTTTGCGGCCTTGGTAATCTCGTCCTGGATGGACTTACCTGCCTGCTGTGCACCTTTGGTGACACCCTTATTCAGCGCATCGCCGACCGCCTGGCCCGCGTCGGTACCGGCCTTGGTGGCTGTCTTGTTACCGGCCGCCGAACCACTGCCGCCGCTACCAAATATAATGTCCTCGGCCAGCGATGAATCTGATTTGCCGGCACCCTTTTTCAAGCCATCGGAGATACCTTTGTTCAGCGCCTCACCGGCGGCCTTGCCCGTTTTCTGGGCCTGCTTTTCGATGCCGGTGATGGAGGCCGTGATGTCTTTCATCGCGTTGCCGTCGGTCTTAACCGCCAACTCGATATAACCGGTTGCTAGTTTCGCAGCGGACAACGCGTCACCTCCTCTATGTTTTTCGGAACAGATCGGCCAAACGATTTGACCTGTCCGACGTTTCGCGGCCCAGGAGCTTGCGTATCTTCGAACGCGGCGCGCCCTTACCCTTCGGATGCACGGGCCTCTTACGCCCAAGCGCGCCCGGCCGTTTGATCGGCTCGGGGGCGTTCATGTTCTTTTGGCCGTCTCGTGTCTTCGACCACTGCAGCCACCGCAGAACGTCCGCGATCGTGGCGAGCAGCATGTTCGTCAACGTCCACCCGGCCTCGTCCGGGTGCATGGACCGATACAGTTCGGTATCGACACCGGAATGCCGAATGAAGACGATCAGGTCGTGCCAGTCGAAATCCAGGCACGGGCACCAGCGCAGCCGCAGGCCGGCCCGTATCAGATCGGCCTCTAGCGCCTCGCCGTGCCTGTCAATCAGGTCGACGAGGCCGGCGATTCCCCCAAGTCGGCGTTCGACGCTTCCTGAAACTTCGTCCGTACTTCCAGCAGTTTCGAAGCCGGGAATTCGTCGAGGACCGCCAAATCGGCTGCCGGAAGCGACCACTCGAACGCGGCATACAACTGTGCCGTGAAGTCGTTGCGGTGTGCGCGCAGGATCCCGATGGGGATGTGGCGCCACGACTTGAACCGCAACGTGCGGGTTTCGCCGCCGGGAAGTTCGATGTCAACTGACAACAGGTCGCCGTCGGCGGCCTCGGTTTTCTTAGTTGCAGCTCGGGTAGCCATTGCGCAGCCTTTCACAATTTAGATTCGCGGCCGGGTCCGTTTGGTTAGTTACCCGTGGGGCGGGCGGACCCGGCTGCGTAGGAGTTCCCGCCCCACGGGAGCCGTTGCCTAGGAACCAGTTACGACGAGGCCGTCGTCGGTCCAGGAGTACATGAACTCGCCGTCTTCATCGGCGAATGCCTCGATGGTCACCTTGTACTCGATGGTGTCCGTGTGAACGATCTTCACGTCGCCAATGTCGGTGATCTGGCCGTCCGGGATGTAACTCCGATACTTCGCAGAGATGGTGTCGCCGTCGCCCAGGCTGGTGTCGATGGTGTCGACAACCCAGGACAGGTGCGGCAGCCGCTTCGAGTTCTTCTTGACCTCGACAATCTGGCCGTGCTCGGAGGTCGCGGCCACGATGGTCACGTTGCTGGCGCCGTGAATGGCCTTCAACACATCGGCATTCAACGACTCCAGGAACACGAGTTCGACAGTCTTGCCGACCTCGGTCTGCAGCACCTTGACGACCTTGCCGCCGAAGTTCCGCTTCTTGTCGATCTTGCGGTCGTCCGATTCGGTGAAGCCGTCCTCGCCGACGTCACCAAGGTCGAGGAACGCGATGACGAGGTCGTCGAACGGGTTCGGCAACGCTGGGCCTACTGTGCCCAGGGGCGCTGCGAAAATACTGCCGGCGGCGGTAGGTTCCGCGGCGTAAATGAGTTTGGCGTCTGCCATTGTCTTGCCCCTTCTAGGCACGGTTGCAGCCAGGTCCAGAAGGTATTTAGTTGTGGTACTTAGCGATTCGCCCTGAAAAGGACATCCGCGGTCATCTGGAACCGCGAACTAGTCGAGTTATCCGGGTCGTCGAAACGCCCAGGCTCGCCGATCACGTTCACGCGATGCACACCGATGCGGGCGTACACCGACTGGACGACCAACTCGCGCACCAACTCGGCCAGTTCACCGGCCGATGTTTCGTCGGCGTCCCAGCACTGGAAGATCAACCGGCGCCACGCCAGGAACCGCGGCTTAGCCGTCGGTCCAGCCGGGGCCGACCTGATCGTCACCAAACGATCCGGGCGCGTAGTCGGCACATCACCAGACACGCGAACGTCATCGGGCAGGAGGTCATGCGAAGTCAGGTAGTCGCGGTACACCTTCGGCGCGTACGGAAACATCACGCACCCGCCTGGTAGAAGTTGTCAATTAGCCTGTTGTTCTTGGCGTTATCCGCCTTGGCGTCATCCGTAACCGTGATGACGGTGGCCCGGTAGTCACGCTTCTGCAGCGGGTCGCTGCCCTCGACGGAAACCATGTAGCCGCCATCGCCTAATCCGGCGTCCTGGTTGCAGGCGGCGGCGACGCGCTCCATGGCCGGCACGCCGGTCTTGTTGATGACTTCCTGCACGATCTGGTTCCAGCCCGCGCGGTTCCACGTGGCCTTGGCCATTAGCCCGGCACCCGGCGCAGTTCAAGCACGCGGCCCGGGCGCCAGCGGTGAAAACCGTTGTTGCGGTCCCGGATACCGACAACCACATAGGGCTGCCCGTTGTTGATATGGAATAGGTCGAGCTGACCGACTGGTATGGATGCCGGCAACGACATGTCGAGGTCGGCGATTTCGCGTTCGTGTGAACCGGAGCGCTCACCGTTAGTTGTCTCGGACCTGTGCTCCGACCAGCCGTAAACCTTGCGGGTTACCGGCTCACTGTTGTACTCGGGCACATCGTTACCCATGGCGTCCTGCGTGACACCGGTGCACGCCGTGTGGATGACCGGGTACGGGGTCGGGAACATCAGGAGCCGCAACCCCACGGCCGCCGCGGGCCGCGGTCGGACGTGAGCGGAATCGACACCACGGAAACGCGGTACCGGCGCAGCATCATCTTGTCGGTGCGGTTCAACCAGACACCGACCGACACGAACGGCTCCGCGAACGAAGCCTGAAAGTCGGTCGCCATAAGCGAACTCACACCATCGGGCACACTGTCGGAGTTGTCGGCGTCAGCCGACACGCGCCGCGCAACCATGCGCGACACAACGATCGCGACAGCCCGCGGCACATCGTCGTCCTCGACGTAGGTGCGGCGCAGGTATTCCTCCACCATCACTGACGCTTCTTCGAGAAAATCGTCGACGTCGATGGCATCGTCTAGCCCACCAGCGAGGCGCGCCGCAACATCATCGCGTGTCGCAAGAATCACCGTGGCCTCCTCATGTGGTCCGGCAACCCCAGCCCCGCCGCCCGAAAGCGACGGGGCCAAGGCGCCGTTATGGACTAGCTGCCGGCGCCCGCAGGCACAACGGCCGCGACCGGGGACGACGTCTGCACGGTCGACCCGTACGCGATGTTGTCGCCCAGCGCGTAGGCAAAGCGGGCCTTGAACCGCAGCGCAACCATGTCGCGCTCGGCCAGGTTGATCCCGCCGACGGTGGCCTGATCGAGGAACTTCACGGTGATGTCCTGACGGACGCCGATCAGCACTCGGTCACGGTCCACAACCAGAGCGGTAGCGGTGTCGGGATCCCACACAGGGCGATCCCCGCCGCTGCCGTCATCTACGGTGCCGGTCGCGTAGTACGCGTTCAGACCGTGGATGGTGGCCATAGAACCCGGCGCGCTGGCAAGCGGGCCCTGGTACACAGGCTGCCCGTTGTGGTCACGCTGGTTGTACAGCCGGTACTGCAGGCCGCGCCGCGACAGCAGCGTGGTCGGCTCGTAACGGGCGCACAGAGCCTCGGAACTCAACAGGATCGAGCCCGAGATGTCTTCACCATCGGTGGCGTCACCGATGGTGAACACGTTGCCGCCGGTAACCGCCGACTGGTACAAACCAGGAGAGGTCCACGTGCCCGGCTTGTTGACCGCGAAGAACACCGCGGCGTCCAGCGCGAAACCGATCGCCTCGCCGCCGGCCTTCGCGAGCTGCGCGAGCACCGCGACGCTGGCGTCGTCGACCACGTTCTCGTGCACAGGCACGATCACGGCCAACTCCTCGGCGATGAGCTGCTTGTTAGCCCAGGTCACCTTTCCGGTTGGCTTCACGCCCGAGTCCTCAGTGGCGGACTCGTTGACCCACTTGGCGTGCGGCTTGGTCGCCAGAACGGGCTCGTTGACCGTCTTGGTACCCATGTCGCGGGTCGGGAATGCTTGCAGAGCAACGGATTTCTTCGCTGCCCAGTCCAGGAAGTCGTCGGAATACGCCTCCTGGATCAGGGTCGCCACATCGGCGCGACTGATATCAGCCATGGTGATTTACCTTTCTAGTCATGGCCTCTCCCAAGGCAATGCGCCGTGGAAGGGATTTCGATTTGCTAGCCGGCGCGCAGCCCGCGGAGGGCGGCGGCGGCCTTTTCCTTTGCAGATGAACCATCCGGCGGCGCGGACGCCCCAGACCTAAAACCCTGCCGCCGAAGCGAACTGACGGAACCAGTAGGCCCACGCCACTCCAGTAGCTTGTCGGCGCTCGCGATCAGTTCCTCCTCTGTGGAACCGGTCAGCGCCTCGACGGGCACATGCTTGCCCTCGCGGTGAG